GACGTTATGGTTAATTATCCAAACTACACATGGGTAGGTTATGGCTGTACGGTTGAACAAAACATGTATGAATGCAATGCCTCGCCCCAACCATTTATTTCAGATATCGGTGATGTTTACTTTGTAAACAAAAACATTCTTTATTGCATTAAGTCGGTTCAGAACAATCTGCATATCTTTGATTGCACCAACGTAGCAGGAAATTAATTATTTATGAATCACAGCACATCAACCTGAAAGATGTGCTGTGATTTTTTGTTAAATCCGCTTGTTGTTGCTGGCCATTTCAACAGCCTTTCTCACAGATTCATCAAAAATGTCTTTAAACCTTGACAGCTTTTTCACTGCATCATCTTGGTTATCACCCAAGTAAATATAAATATGATCAAGAGCGGGTGAGCCGTCTTTTGTTTGGAATGGGATCGTTTCCCTACCAACCATAGCACCAGCAAAACCTTGATCGTCATTTTTGTCAAGGTTCACACGATCCGGGGTGCCAGGTGCCGGGTTATTCAGCTCATCTTCAAAGACAAACCACTTAGGCAGGAAGTCGGCAGCTTTGCGTTCACCACGCTTGTCTGATGCCCTCAGTTCGTTAATAATGTTGTCTGCATAGGTAGACCGTCTTGCGCCGTTCTGATTTAGCTCAGTATCAAACCCATGCATAATAGCGATCTCTTTAGGTAGCGCGTTTGATTCGCCGGTGTCCTGAACAACCACAGTTTCGACCTTAGTATCAGGGTCTCGGTGAATGACCTTGCCGTCGGCCAGGATAAGTTCGCCGTTGTTAAAAAGTTCTTTAATCAATATTAATTTATAGTTCATTGTTTTTCCCGGTTAAAATTCTTCTTCTAATTGAAAAGATGTCTCATATGTCCATTCATTGTCATCTTTAGCCATAAGGCATTTTGTCACGTTGGTTTTTTCTTGTGTCCCATATAACAAAATATCTTCAGTTTCTTGTGGAATAAATATAATTGGGTCTGAATTTGCAGATATGTAATTCAGGTTAAAATAATCAGACACAACGGTGCTTTCTTTTGTCGCCGTTGATGTAAATTTTGCAAGCATATATGAATTGTTTTCATTAGCATATACCTGTCCATAATCTGTCCTGACTTTTTCCCCAAGCGCTTTAAATGAATAATTTAATGATGACGGCTTTATGTTTATGTCGATTGCTTGACCAGCATAAAATCGGCCTATTTCAAATTGTTCATCTGACGGGCTTGGTTCCGTGTTTATAAATTCTATCTCTATTTCTCTGACTGTGGATATTGCATCAAATGTATATACGTTTGTCTCTCTCCTGACACCGTTTACATATCTGACCTGCGTGGTTTCTACCTCATTACTTCTTGTTATCTCAAATCCGTTCAAATCTTTTAGCGTAAATGATGATATTGAAAACCTTAAATAGGAATAGTTCATAATGGCAAACGCGCTCATTGTTTCCATATCTGAACTTAAATTAATAGTTATTGTGTGTGCCGATGGTGAAAAAATAGCACCCGTTGCTGTGAATCTATATGAGTCTAACAGCGACCTGTTGGCAACCTTATCTACTGATGTGATAGCAGTAAAACTATCTGACGGATCATCTTCAGTATGGGTTATTGATGTTTGATATTTTCTAATCAGATCATTGTATATAATTTTACTCATTTCAGCCCCACAAAGTTAGTCTGTAAGTGTTGTTTATAAAGTCTATCTCTTTGCCAACGCATAAAAGATTAACCCCCGCATCAAGTCCATGCCTCGGATAAGTCAGCTCTACAGTTTCACCTATCTCTGCAATTGCAGTTGATTCAAAGGTGTAAAATCTTCTTTTCTGGCTGTAAAGGCTGGTTATACTGTCGGCTTCACCTTCGATGTAAACATTCCCTTGAATCCATGTATCATGAATGATCTTTGTATCTGTATAAAAAGGATCAAGAGTTGATGAACCATCATAAACAGTGCGCCATTGGGATGCCAGGTCGATAGTGTCTTGTGCTGTTGCTGACGCAGCTATGTCATCTGACGGGTAAACATATGAATTTCTATTGCCGCCGAATTTTGTGGTTATATTGGGCGCAGTGTCATCAAATACATTTATACCACCTACCACATTGAACCTTGATAACTCAACGTCTGCGTTGACTTCTGGCTCTTTAAGCATACCAAATCTGATGTCACCATCAGCATCGGCATAAAACCATCCAGCAATGCTATCAAACCAAAGTTTAAGAACCTCTCTTGCTGTGCGGTTAACCGTATTATCTTGGTAATACAGATAGCTATAATTCTTGTCCGTATCAATGTCTGACAGATCAGTACTGTTGAATGCTGTCACACCTATTCTATCCATGATGTACTCAACGATATCATCTATTTTTCTAATCCTATTAGTGCCACCAACATTTTCTTCACCATCACAATCACATACAATTACGCCGTCTGGATCGCTGGCCAGGGTGAAACCATTTGTAGTCGGAGTATCAGTAACAACAACACCACGATCATAAACATCCCTTAATAAATAGATATCTGAGTCATGGCACATGTATTCATTAATTGATCGATTCAATAAAACTGGTTTTATACTGAAATTTGTGCCAATCAACATCGGTCTTGGTTGTCCCTCTAGCCCATAATAAGTATTGGTTGTTGACCCATCTGAGTCGGATATTTCGGACGTTGGAAAAAAGCTATCTTGTACAGGAACATCAAGCAATTTAGTTGCATCTTTTAATTTAATTGTTACCGTTTTTTGTCCATTCACAAAAACACGATCTATCAACCCATATGCAAGCTGTGTGGTTGTTCCGTCTACATCTTCACTTATCTCTAAGTCAACAAATTCCTCATCAACAAAATCATCAAGCAAACCATCTGCATTGGCTAATATAACATTACTAACCGCGCCTGTTGATCTGTCTTGTTGTATCCATGTTCTCACACTTGCCTTATAATTTAACGGTGACATCAGCCGCCCTTCGCCTGTATCATCAGGGTAAAGGCTAAATGTTCTTGTTACGTTGGGACTACCTGTGTATGTAACTGCAACATAAACATTTCTCATTATGCCACCTCTGTTCTATCAAGCCATTCTTGAATGGTTGTGGTTAAATTAACAATGTTTTCGTTTGTCAATTCCTGTTCGTCAATAGAACGTTCACGGTCTGCTTCGCTTTCTGTTCTCATTCCCGCTATTTGCTCAAATATACCTTGATTAGTAGCTTCAACACTTTGCATGATGTTAACCTGTTGCTGTGCTTCGGTAATTGGGTCAATCTGTTCAAAGTATGGCGCTAAAAGGTCACGCTGATCTGCTGGCAGTTCATCAATATAATCAACCATCTGTCTTAAAAAGTCCTCACGGGCTTCAGGGTTGGTTGATTTTTCAATGGCTGTCAACAGTGCATCAAGGTCATTAGCGATACCTTCAGGCAATCCGGCTATGGTCTGTTCTAATGCGTCATTTAATAATGATTGATCATCAGCAAGATTACCAAGCGCAATACCAACACTTTGAGCCAGATCGGTTATTTCAACACCTAACAATGCAGCGGTTTCGCCCAATGCTGTTGCTGTCTCAACGGTTAATTCATCAAGCGATAAACCAAGATCAGACAAAAACTCCTCTACAGGAATACCAAGCCTATCGGCTAACGAAGTGAATGATTCGCCAGTAACGCTTACCAGCTCCGCTATTTGATCAGCAATAGCAAGCGCAGCATCTAAACGCGATTGAGAATCGAATTGCTCCTCTAATTCATTTCTTCTTGCCAACAAATCTATCATCTGGCTATTTTGCCCAATAATAGTTTGTTGTGGATCGTTCGGTGTTGCCGTTACACCCAATCCGCTCAAAGAGCTTGTTACAAAATCAAACAAATCAATGTATGCATCACCTGACGCAAATACATCTCGACCAAATCCAAGTAACGTCTGTGCCAGTCCTGGTAAAGCATTAAGCGCATCAACATCCCCAAGCTGTGCTTGTCCTAGCAACTCATTAAACTGGTCAAGTGCTTCATCTAATTGTTGCTGTGGATTTAAAGGGCTTAATTGTTCATCAAGATAAAGAGAATCAACAAATCCAGCTATATTTTGAATAGCTCTTAACTGCGATTCATATAGATTGTCTGATGCTTGCTGAACGCTGTTAATTGCACCTTGCTGCTGTTCCAGTGTGGCAATCTGTTGATTAATCTGGTCAAGTTCGGTTCCATACAAATCTGTTAATGCGCCTGATATATCTTGCTCAAGTGCTTGTATAGCCTGTTGAATCTGCCTAACAGCGTATGCCTGGATCATTGCCAGTTCACGTTCACTGGCTCCCAAGTCTCTGGCGGTTTTAATGTTTTCTCTAAACGCTTTGCCTATGTCCTTAAGTGATGCGGCAAAAGGCGTTAAATTCATATCCTCAATTTCAGAATTTATCTGGCCTATTAGCTCTGCTAATTGCTGTGCGTTTTCTTCACGCTGCGCATTTAAATCTGCTTCCAAATCAACAACGATTCCAATAGCATCAGCCGCCCTTAACCATTCAACAACCGCATCTGCTGAAAGTGTTGGTAATACGCTTTCAAACATCTCTCTAAATGCGTCAACACTGATGTTAGTATCAAGTCCTAAATTACCAAGTGATATATCACGGTTAATAGTGGCTGCATTTAAAGATTGCTCAAAGAGTTCTTGTTCTGTATAGAAAGTGTCAAAATACGATTGCCATAATGATGCGGCCTGTTCTAATCCACCTGCTGCATCGGTTATATCTGCGGCCAATCTCACATAATCAACCCTTGCCATATCAAATGACTGCCCAATGATTTCAAGAGCGTCATCAAACAACAATACTGAACCCTGTACGCGCTGATATGTTTCGGTCAGTGTTTCACCCGCACGGCTCATATCTGTTATAACAGTTGTCACGGCTGTCAGGCTTTGAAACAACCCTTGTCCTGCTGTTATGTCCGCACCGGCCTGCAATAATAATTGCGCACCATCAAGCAACATGTCAGCATCACCACGCCATCTGTTCGCTATCTGTCCAACCTCATCAAACACTTCAGACAACCCGGCAAGTATGTTTTCACCTGTCAGACGTTTGGAAAAGTCCTTAAATGTTTCTTCATACATACGCCCTAATACCATCGATGTACTAGACACAAGATTACCATCTTTGTCGAACTCTTGAACAAATGTGCCTTCAATAAGAGCAGGCAGGGTTGTACCTAATTCAGCACCAACCGCAATCGCGCTTTCTTTAAGCACATTGTTTAATTGATCAAATAAGCTATTAAGAGAATCTAGTGTTTGTGAATCAAGATCATCTGTTAATGTTATGGACTTAGTACCCCTGAATAATGACCTTTCACGGGTTTGTAAAGTATCTATCTGACCAAAACCACCATTGCTGCCAACGCCTAATGTTGATGTAACGCCTTGTGTCTCATATGATGTGCCGAATAACTTGCCGCCAGTTAAATCATTAACAAATGAGGCAACCTGCGCAATGGCTTGTGCGGCCGGCCCTAATACGCCAGTACTTGCTATTTGTGAAATAGTATCTAATACGCGACCCGCATCATCTTGTCCAGCGGTTGAATCCCAATAGCCTAAAATCTCACGCCCAAAATCCAAAACTGACCCAAGACCATCAGCAAACTTTTGCGAATCGCTAGACATATTTTTAAAGCCATCACTTATGGTATCAAAAAACTGGCTAAAATCTTTTGATGCATCTTTCAAGAGGTCTGAAAAACTATTTATGCCACCACCAAAAACACTTTGCTGATCTTCCAGTTGTTTTAACTTACCTGTAACCAGTTCAATTATTTTTGCATATTGTTTCAGGTCATCACCTGCCTTAATGACACCTGATGACATCAACAAACGTACCGCGTCATTACGCCTTAATTGATCTGTGCTTTGACCCATAAGCTGCAATTCTGAGTCAAGGCTCGTAATTAATTCTTCGAGCGGCGTTAACTGGCTTTCAATGGCCTGTTTTTGATCTTCATATGATTTTTTCGCTCTTTCTAATGCTTCGCTAACCTCAATCTGTACTTCAGCATTGCCTTTGTTTAGCTCTTTGTAATTTTCAATTGTCGCAATTTGTTCAGCATATGTTCGGTTTAACTGCTCCATCGGTGTTTCAAATTGCTGAACCACAGACTGAAAATCATTCATTGCGTCTTTAGCCTTATTAAAAGCATCTTTAACCAGGCTTTTTAATTGTTTTTCTGTCTTCTCACTAACTTCATTAAAACCACCCCATGCTTTACTGGCTTTTTCAGCAGGCTTTATTAATGACCCATCAATTGATTTACCAGTTTTACCAGCAACAGTTCTTAAATCTTGTATCTTTTGTATGCTTTCTTCAAATACGCCTACAATCTCACCATCAATTGAACTGCTGGTTGTCTTTGCAAAATTGACAAAATTATCAAGCGTTTCTGCCAATACCTGTTCAGCGTCTTTAGCATCTTGTTCGACAAATTCAGCAAATCCGGCAAGGTTTTCTGAAAACAACCCGCCAAACTCTGACAAGCCCTGAACAATACGCTTTCTTGCTACATCAAAACCACCTAAAGCCGTCTTTGATGCATTCTCTATGGTGGCAAAGGCTATGGCCGCGAGTTTGCCCATTGTTTCAAAAGCGTCACCAACAAACAATACTGCTCCATAAAGCGTTATGATTGATGATTGAAGCGCGTCAACCTTATCAGTGCCACGTGATATTTCTTCCGAATTCATCTGCTTTAGAACTTCAGTGAATACAGGAATTAATGATTGCCCTATTGATTCCCTTAAGCCTGTAAACCTTGCCCCCATCCTTGTCAGCTCATCATTAAACTCTGCTGCGGCGTTTGCTGTGTCTTGTGATATGGTAAGGCCGAACTTTTGCGCCTCCATACGCATGTCTTTAATACCGTCTGCGCCATTTTCAAACATTGTTAATAGCTGAGTGCCAGACCTGCCGAAAATGTCCATAGCTGCACCAGCTTTAACGCTTTGGTCTGATACTTTTGACAATCTATCTGCAATTAATAAAAACTGCTCTTCTGTATTAAGTTTTTGAATCTCATCTAAGCTGATGCCAAGTGATGAAAATGCCCTTTTTGCAGTTGATAAACCATTACGTGCATCATTAACGCTTTTTGACATCTTGGTGATTGATTTGCCAAGCCCGTCAATTGTGTTATCTGTAAGATCAGCGGCCAACCTCATTTCAGACAAAAAGTTAGTTGTTACCCCCAATCTTGATGACATCTTTTGCATTGAGTCAGCAGTGTTTGCGGCCATTTTAACAACCGTTCCCAACCCGGCAGCAGCAGTTACAGCGCTTGCGGCAATGGCTTTCATAGCCACACCAATCTGCTTTTTCATTTTGTCTGATTCTTTTTTAGCAATCCGGGCAGCTCTGCCCATATCAGACTCAAACTTGGTGAGGTTTGCTGATAGCTCAATTGCTAATGATGCCAGTTTATTGCTCATTTAAACGCCCTTACAAATTCATTGATTAATGTTTGTGAGTCTCTAGCTTGGTCGTTTGGCAACCAATCAGCTCTGAATACAATGTCTTTCATTTCGTGTGCTTTTGAATTTTTCTTGCGGTGGCAGTTAAGGTATGCGCATGTCAATTGCGCCATGACGTGTTCTAGTTTTGCCTCTTGGCTGATTTCATGTTTTTCCCATGCTTGCCAATATGTAAGCTCTGCTGCGGTATACTCACACAAGACCTGGGCGAGGCTGATGCCCCGCCGCTCTGCAAATGACATTAGCCATCTTCGTCTTGGTGAGTTGATGAGTTTTTTTCAGCTTCCTCAACGGTTTCTGATGGCGCAACTTTGTCAATTTCTTCAGCAATCTTGTTGATTTCTTCACTTTCAAAAGTGGCTAACAGGTCATCAAGTTTGGCAAATACTGGCGCACCATTTTCCTGGCACATCAACTGTAAAACCTGACGCGCCCTAAAACGCTGCATGTCGGCCAGTTCTGCGCCTGAACCTACATATTTTTCACCGTTGTCTTTGGCTTCTTTTTGTTTAACTGACATAGCAAAAACTGATCCTGAATTTTCATACAGGCTGATTGAGTCTAAAGCCATTGCTTTTTTAACCCAAAAATTAACTTGCGTGCCGTTTAATTTAACTGAAGCCGGGGTTAAGTTGTCTTTGCTGTCTTTTTTTCTTTTACTAACAAAATCTGTAATATTCATTTATTTATCCTCGTGGAAAATCCCCGCAAAAAGGAGCGGCCGTAACCGCTCAAGTCCACGGGGGTTTGTTTTTATGATGCTGGTGTGATTGTAAAGTCGCCTGACACACGGATGCTCATAGACGCACGGTAAATGTCATCAGTACCCAATTCAAATGGGAACGAACGAACACCTGCTGTAAAGTCAATGGTTGTCCGGTCGCTTGGAATTGTGTATGTTGAGGTATAAGTCGGGTCTGTGGCCGCCTCTGATCCGCAAATCACAAAGCGTTTATTAGCACCGCCAACCAAACCAAGCAACGTACTGTGTGACGCTTCTGTTGGGTCGTAGTTAATGGAAACATTAACAGTTCCACTGTCTTTCAATCCAGTCAGAAATTCTTTGGCCGTTGAATCAAAATTGGTAATTTCAATTTCACCAGCTTCACCACCAACGCCTGAGATAGCGGTTACATTAGCAACCTTCCTCACCTCATTTGAGGAGTCTGTCGAATCAAGTAAGAACAATTCGACACCTTGAGTTTTTAACTCTGCCATTTTTTCACCTATATAGTTGAATTTAAAAAGAAATGGGCGAATTGCCCTACCCGTTATCTATCAGCCCATTGGCTGACATCAAACTGAGTTCTGTAATAGTCAGTTTCAGGCTCTCGTTCACCGTAGAAATTGACTGATAATACTTGTGTTTGTAGCTCTAAAGCTGCCCTTGCAGCGTTATACAAGCTGATTGATTGCGCCTGATCTACACCGTAGCAATCAATACCAACCCGATTGTTATCAATTGTTGGTGCGCCATCTAATTTGTTGTCAGGACTTATAAAAACGTAGTCAATAACGATATAAGGCGCGGTTGTATCTTGGGGGGCTTGTGCTATGTACACGGAATTGGTGATAGCTGACACGCCAGAATCGTCTTGTAATAAGGAATATACGCTCATTTTTGTAGCTTCTTGGTTTCACGGACAATTGATTTACCTAAGTCAATTTGAAAGGCTCTCACTGCATCTTGTTTCTGTGATTCAAAGGCTTTTGTGAGAAATCGGATAGCTGGCATCTTGGTTGTGCCAAACTCAAGGAAACGCCAGTAATAAACGGGGAATTTTTTTGTGGCAAAAGGCTTAACGTACATGATCTCATTTTTACCTTGCATGTCTGGTCTTGGGTCACGCCTGACCTTTATATGATCTCTGATATGAACATCATCGTCATTCCCTTCACCTTTACCAAAAGGTACGCGGTTTTTTGCGTCATCACGCATCAGGTTAGCTCCCTTACGCAATGCCTTTCCAAGCAAGTTTTTACCGCTTATCTCTTTAGGCAACGCCTTTAATCTGCGCTCCAATTCCTTTAAGCCTAAAATCTCAACGTCAGCCACTATACTTCCTTACCATGATGTTTAAATAAACTTCGTTTGTGGGGTCAGGCAATATGTCAATGATGTCGTATAACTTGCCATCAAATGAGATGCGCATGTCCTCGCTAATATAGACCTTGTAAATGGTTATCCTTGCTTTGTAATCTGCGTGCGTCTGTGCGGATGCTATGCGCTCTGAGCCAGATAAAAACCTAAACTCAGCGGGTACACTGCTCATGCCGGAAACATCAGCCCATGAATTAGACAAAACGCCATTTGAATCTTGGGTTTTTGTGTTTTCCTGTATAGCAATGCGGTGACGCATCATTGCAGGTTTAAAAGCTAACATCTTCTAATCTCTCACGTTTAAAACAGGTTAATGCGGTTTGCCTGGTGCAGTTGATTACTTCAACGCCCTCTTTTTTTAGATCATTTGCTAAGACATTCATGTGACCAATCCAGCCTTTAAAGCA